AATTAAACAGCAATTTAAATCTTCTTTATAATCAATCCATAATCTACATTCATTATTATGACAATTTTTATTATTTAAAAAGCATTCTTGCGCACATAATTTCATATTTCCTCGCTTTCTATTATATCGAATATATTTTCTATTTCATCGTTTTTTAGTCCAAACTTCTTTATTATTTCTTTTTCTTTTTTTCTAAGTTCTTGTGATTTTTTCAATCTAAATTTTCTTGCTAACATACTTTTTTCTTTTACTTTTGCTATAAATGGCATTAAGTCTGGATCTTCTATTAGATAAGCTTTAACATATTCATTAAAAAAGAAAAATTTAGTTATGTCATCAAAATTTAATTTAAGTATCAAATTAACATCTAAATCCGTCATTGACGGAAATATAATATTTTTAGCTCCCTCTGGAACTGGATTTTTAGTTCTTTTGCCCATTATTATAAATATGTGTTTGACTTTCATGAAAGCCAGCTGATGTTTGCTGTATGAACTTAGCAAGCATCTTTAAATCTGTTAAATTTCTTGCTCCTGCATAAGAAAATCCAGAAGCGATTCCGCTTCTTAATTCTTTTAAGACTTCTCGTAAATCACCTTTATAGGGTATTCTCGCAGAAACACCCTCATCTGAAGAAAAACTGCCCTTCCAATCTTGCTGTGCAGATCTAGATGCCATTCCTCGATAGATTTTATATTTTTTTCTAAGCCAATGCTGACCGGATTCATAAAGTTCTCCAGGAGATTGGTCTGTACCAGCTAATAATGAGCCAAGCATCACAAAATCTGCCCCTGCTGCTAATGCTTTTACTATGTCTCCGCTAGTTTTAATACCGCCATCAGCAATAATTTTAGCTTTCTTTCTTATATTGGCACATTCGAAAATCATCGTCATACTTGGAATGCCAAAACCGGTTTTAATTCGTGTACTACAAATTGAACCATTCCCAATACCTATTCTAATACTATCTGCACCCCATTCTTCGAGTGCTTTAAATCCTTCGGCAGTTGCAACATTGCCCGCAATAATATGAATTTTATCACCAAAATTATTACGCAATGTTTCTAAGGCATTCTTCATAAGAATATGATGTCCATGTGCAGTGTCAACACAAATAACATTTGCGCCAGCATCACATAATGCAGCTGCGCGTGCTTCGAAATCTCCTGTTACGCCGATGGCACCGCCGACATTACATATTCCTTCCGTATACGCATTGTGAACAAGATTAGCTTGTTCTTCAACTGAATTATATCTATGTATAATTCCCAAGCCACCGGCTTGATGCATTGCTATTGCCATTTTTGTTTCTGTTACTGTGTCCATTGGACTAGAAATGATCGGTAAAAATAAATTTATATTATTATCTAAACGACTTTCTAAGCTAACTTCTTTTCTACTTTTAATGTCTGAAAATTGAGGGACAATCAACAAATCATCATAAGTTAAAGCTTGAATAATTTTTTTCATTTACCCTCCGCTTCTTTCGACAATTATTCTTTTGCAACTTGCATAATTAACTGGTCTAAATACCAACGTGCTTTCTTAAGATCTTGTATCGCTTTACCTTTATACGGATAACGAGAAACATATTTAATAATATTTCCTTGAGCGTAGTCCATTCGCCACGAACGAATGTAGTCAAACGTTTCAATAGCTTGTTCTCCTTTCCAATTGATATTATAATGTTTGGGGTGATTTACGGAATCTTCAAAACTTACAAATTCAGTTTCAGTTTTGTTTTCGCTCATACTTTTCCTTTAAGTGTTTTTCGAAATCTGAAATGATTCGTTTTGCATTATCAAAACACGTGGGACAATATAATCTCACAACATCTTTTTTCTGATCGACGACAACATTCCATGTCATAACTTGTTCTTTAACCATTTTATCAAATGGTTCTTCACATGTCAAACATTTTTTTGGTAATTTGTCAAATAATGCAATTTTAATTTCCAATTCTTCTTTGGCTAGTTTTTTCTTTTTCTTTTTTTTATTCTTTCTTTGATGTTTTCTTTCAATCGAACTCATTTTTTTCCTTTATTTAATTAATAAATTTTCTAACTGGCCACCGGCCATCCAATTAACATCAACTTTACCTGGAATTCCGGAGACTTTACCTTTTGAACCATATTGCCAAACATCCCATTCTTTCCAGCCTTTCAGCTTATCTTCCGGACCAACAAGAGGCTTTTTTCGAACGTAGCACGCCCACCAAATCGGATACTCTGTTAACTTTTTAAGATCGTCTTTGTTTGCCTTGTACAAATAAAGACCCCACGCCCATTTCGCAGAATATATTACTGATTTAACGCCCAACTCTTTTTCTACTTCGTCAAGCCACTTTAAGCACCAGTCAACATTATACTGGTCGTCAGTTTTCATACCCGCTTCCACATCTAACACTGGTAGCAGATCGCCACAATGCACGCCAGCCTTTTTAAGATTCTTTAAAAAATGATGAGCTTCTTTTTCTGCATCTATAAGAGGATCATCATATCTATTATGATCTGATCGACCAAAATGATATCCTCCAACGACCAAACCAGCATCTCTGGCTCCATCAAACTTGTCTTGGTGCCCACGATTAATATGCGTTTGTCCTTCTGTGACTTTGATCCAACAAAACTTAACATTTGTTTTGCTTACTTCTTTCCAGTCAATATTTTTTCCGTTCCATGCACTAACGTCAATACCATGGAGTACTTCAATTCCCATATGACTTAAAGTTTGAGGGCCTGCAATGCCATCATATATTAAATTATTATGATCCTGATATTCTTTAACGGCTTGTTCTGTTTTCGGACCAAATTTTCCATCTGCTACAACTGGAAGATAATTTTGAATCCTTTTAACTTCTTGACCTTCATTGCCCCTTCTTAATGTATATATAAAACTCATTATTTCTCTCCTATAAGATGTCTTTATTTTGTATTGTATATAGTTTAGGTTTAATCTCATCAGCAAAAACAATAATAGCTGAAGGAAATGGTGCTGAATTCATAGAGTTACCAAACTTTAAACGTCCTCTAATAAAATAAATTTCATCAGCTTTCATACAATATTCATGCCACCATTTTGTATCTGTTCTAGCTGGTAATAAACATACTACTTTTGTATTAAATTTTTTAGATTCCTCAAAAGCTTTTTTAATCCATTGAGAAATCCGGCGGACATATGGTGGGTTCATGAAAACTGTATGTCCAGCCCAGTCTTGTGTTAGTCCATTATCTTCAATTGTAAAATATTTATTACACTTAGTAGTCATTCCTGAAGCACAAGGATCTAAAGTAAAATTATACTTCTTATTCAGCCTCTTAAACAAATCATCAGGCGTTGTCCATTCTGTTGAATCAGAGCTAAAAATTGTTTCTAATGCAGCTTTATTCATCATCTGTCTCCTTAAGAAATCTCTTTTAAATGTTTTTTCACTCGGCTTGTTTCCTTTTGCTTTTTTGATATTAATTTGATTAGGCTGTCAGCTTCGATCTTGTTAGGATAATTTGCAATAGTCAATATAGATGAATTATTTTTTAAAAAAACCCTTACTAGATAACACTCTTGATCTAGCTTTGGATCACTATATTTTTCTGACCATATTGCGGCAACTTCTTTTAGTTCGAGGCAACATCCATCATGTACTTTATACATTATTCTCCATATTTAAGCCAATTTTCTCATAATTACGTCCGGACGTCCATATTTATAGCTATTATACTTTAAGCTTGGATTTATGCTAACCGTAAAACCATCTTCGGCCTTAACCTCCACTTGTTCGTTGGGTAAAGCTCCTGGGGCTTCATATGCTAACGAACTTAAAGCCTCTGCGTAAACACTAGTGAACGGGTTCATAACATTTACCTTTTCAAAACTCCATTCTTCTGGAGCGTATTGTTCATTCCACTGAAATATTTCATACATATCAGTAAATCCGTATTTTCTGTACAGACCGCTCAAAAATCCATCAAAGTGATCTAATCGAGAGCCGCCGGATTGTTTGGCTTTTTTCATAAATTCATTTGCCAGACCAGAAAGATCAGAATTGTTGTGTACGCTAACGATGTCATCACCATCTTTAATAGCAAAGCCTGCGTTGTGGCCTACTAACTTGTATAAATTCATTGTCCTTAATTCATCAATAGAGTAAGGAGACAAAAATCCGGCTCGGGCTCCACTAAACAATGATTCATAAAACGCTTTTATGGCTTCTTCATTCGGATTTTCTGCCAAACTTACCT